GCAGTGACGGAACTGGGCCAATTTCTTGAGATTTGAAAGCCATAGCTCTAAGCGGTTAGTTGGGGAAGGAGGGGTGTCCACTCGGACACCCTTCGGTTTCCCCAACTAACCGCTTAGAGCTATGGCTTTCAAATCTCAAGAAATTGGCCCAGTTCCGTCACTGCTGTATACAAAGTCCGGCGGCGTGTGGCGTGAAAGTGTCGAGACTACCTGGTCACTCCACCGAAAGGTGGTAACCGGGCAGCATACCGACACCGTGCGCCGCATTAAACCAAAGGACTTGTTTGCATCAGGTACAGGCTGGACTTTCAAGAGCACAGAAAGAAATTGCCTCGGCGTCGGCTACCAGGAGATATCTGCTTCGCAGTATCGGGTAGCGCTGCCAAATCGATGGTGGGTTGGTTCCTCGAATTTCATGAGGACCAGCCACGGAATCGATCTTGCGGCTATTCTTCGGTCTAAGATTAAGGATCAGAATCTGAACCTTGCTCTTTCTCTCGCTGAGTATCGTAAGACTGCCGACTTGTTCAGCAGCGCAGCTAAAGACGTGTATGCGGCCTTCCGCTCACTCCGATCTGGCAGGGGTATGAAGGATATCGCTAGATATCTGAAAACCCCTAATGATGATAAGCAACGCGACGTCGCGAATCGTTGGCTCCAATACCAATATGGTGTGAAGCCGACTATAAGTGACGTTTATGGCTCTGTTGAAGAACTCAACAAAAAGCTATACGAGGGCGTATTCCTTTATGTCAACTTTACCCGGAAATCTTCTGAATCCGGACAAGCTTTCTGGCCAAACCCTAGTTCCCCTGTTGGGAGCTCGAGCTGGTCGGTTCGACATAACGTACGCGTCAAGGCACGCTATAAAATCAGTGGTGGCGGCGTTAAGCAGCTATCACAGGTCGGTATAACCAACCCTGCTTTACTCGTTTGGGAGTTGATTCCTTACTCATTTGTAGTGGATTGGCTGATCCCTGTCGGCGACTGGCTATCCTCTTTGGATGCGCTGGCCGGCGTCAGTGATCTCCGCTACTACACGATTCAGAATTCTCTGGGTCACGAGACGGGAGCAACTTACGGTGGTGGGTTCTCTCACGAGCAAGTATTTTATACTCGTAATGGACCCTACACTAACGTCTCACTGCCAAGGCTTAGATACAAGCCCTCTGACAGTTTGACGAAAGTCCTGAATGGTTTAGCACTTCTTAGAAAATTACGATAATGGGTCAAATTACCGCCCCCCTCGCCATTAACAATGGCGCAGCGACTCCTGTCGCAGTGTCCTTCGCACCGGAACGCGTCGCCCCTGAACTGTCGACCTTCGTCGACCGCTCTTCGGGCGTTTCTGCGCTTTATCCGCGCATTTCGATCACGTTCTCGCCGGCGGCTAATAACCGTCCGACGGCGCGTGTCGAAATTAACATTGACTACCCTAAAGCTTCGGTAGCCAATGGCGTTTCGACTGTGGCCTCCGTAGGTCGCTTCCGCAGCTATGCTGTGGTCCCAGATAACTTCGATACGACTGATCGTGCGCATTTCGCGGCATTCATCAAGAATGCCCTTGCAAATGTCACGATCAATAACGTGATCAAAGACCTGGACCCGATGTATTAATATCGGGGGATGACCATGACAACACGCAAACCAACCAGCGTTAGCGGTGGTTCCAAGGTGTTAACTTTGGAGCTGCGTGCAGCTGCTCGCATCTACGAGGGAATAGGCTCTCCAAGAGCACTGACCGCTTATCTCCTTCTCAAAGCTGGTGAGTACAGGCAACTCCTTGAATTGGAGTGTGACCCGGCTCACTACCTTGAGAAGAGTCGATTCGAAGACGATTACCTCGTCACGGGGCTCCTTAAAAAGAACCCTAGGATTGAGGCCGGCTTCGACCGACGTCAAAACGCACTCGATGCGTTCTGGAAGAGTGAACGGCAGTGCGCCTTAACCAACGCCCGTCTATCGGATCTTATTGAAAACGGTCATACTGACCGGCCTGACCTCATCCCTGTCTTGATAAAAGCACAGGAGTGGATCGGGAAGATTCTCGGCGTACTTTCACGACGTCGAATCTCCTTCGCGGAGGATAAGATGGGTTTTGGTCCTGGCGCCACCACTTCGATCTCTGGTGTTGTGACACAGGGTAAGAAGTACAGCAATCAAATTCTTGATTGCACTCCGAGATGTCTGGACTTTGGCCTTTTCGCTTTGCCGCTTCTGTGGCGGCGGAATGTCGAGGGTTTTAATCCTCGAATCGCTAATAAGTTCACGACCGTTCCGAAAAACGCGAAGACTGACCGCGGCATATGCATCGAACCTGATCTGAACATCTTTATTCAGAAAGGGCAAGGTGCTTTGCTTAAAGACAGACTTTCCGCGTTTGGGCTCGACATCTACACTCAGGATACGAACCGTTACCTTGCGAGCAAGGCTCAGGAACGTGGTCTTGCGACCGTAGATTTTTCCCGTGCATCTGATACAGTCAGCCGTATGGCTGTCTGGCTCCTACTGCCTTTCGAGTGGGCCGATTTTCTTCACTATTCTCGTGTTGATAACACTGAGATAGATGGAAAGATCGTACCCTTAGAGAAGTGGTCGAGCATGGGGAATGGGTACACTTTTGAGCTGGAGTCGCTGATCTTTTACGGATTAGCGCTCGCTGCTGTCGATATGACAGCACCTGAAAAACTAGGGGACGTCGCCACTTTTGGTGACGACGTCATACTAGCTCAGGAGGCTCTTGAGTTATTCCACGAGGCTTCAACCTTCCTCGGGTTCGAAGTGAACGTCGAAAAGTCGTTTGGCAGCGGACGATTTTTTGAGAGCTGTGGGACCGATTACTTTGATGGACATGACGTCAGACCCTTTTTCTTCAGGACTGATAATCATGACTTTCCTACGATCTGTTATATATACGCTAATGCAATTCGCCGCTGGAGTAATCGCCGTAATGGCGGTCACTCTTGTGATCAGCGCCTTTTACCTGCATGGCTGGTCTGCTTTACAGCATGTCCAGACGATTACAGGTACCGAATCCCACAAGGCTTCGGAGACGTCGGTTTCATCGGTAGCTACCCAGAATCCGAACCATTCCTCAACCGTAGAGACGGTAAAACCGGCTACGAGCGAGGATGGGAGGGATACTGGTTTCGCTACCGAGCAGTAAAGATGCGTTCAGCGCGTATATCCGAGCAGGGGTGCCTCACGGCATTCCTGAACGGAAATCGAACGGATTTCTCTCTTGGACTTGAGTCTTTGAGAGGACGTCCTAGTAAACCCACAGAAGAGGTAGGTCACTTTTTTGAGTGGCCTAATCTCGGACCTTGGATGCCGCCCAGACAACGTCGCGTGAGCGACCGTCAAAGGCATTAGCTCTAAGGTTCTACCTGGCCCAGTAGGGCCGGGCCGGGGCTGTTAACCCCGGTGGAGGGATTCTATCCCATAAAGCGACGAGTGCTATACTGCCTAGC